GAGAAACGCCAACAGACTGATGCCTAACGTAACGCTCAAAAAAGTATGCGTCTTATCTGCATCTGCTAGCTCACGGCGCACCGCGTTCAGTTCAAGATCCTTACGGAAGATCGTGTCCCTGAGATGTCCATTCTCTCGCACAAGCTCTCGTATCTGTTTATTGAGTCGATCCCTTGAGAACTCCATAGTTTTATCGTTCACCAGTATTCTCCCCCTGTTCGCTTGCGGGAACAGGCCCAGTTGGGTGGCGGCACCCTGCTCCAAGCGTAGTGAGCCTCGTGCTCACGATGCTTCCACCAGTTAATTAATGCGCGGATCATGCGCCCTTCCTCGCGTCGATCTCGCGCTGCAAGTACCACGCAGCCTTCTCCAAGTCCTGCACGGGATCGGAGTCCTTCTTACCCGCACGGGATACGTACTTGATTACGTTGCCCAAGCGGTAGTTCAAATCTTTGGACTCGATGAAGTCAATGACCTCGATGCCACCCACCTTGTAGTGCTCGGGGTGATTCACGGGGTCGGTCTTGGAACAGTCGAGCAGCGCGGTGATTTCACGTGCGTACTGCTCATTACTGATGCCAAGCTTCTCGGCAAGCGCAACTTGAGTCGGTGTCAGGCGGCCCTGTCTCTTATTGGACTTCGAGCCAAACTTCGCGTCCACTTTGTTCCAATACTCGTCGGACTTCGGGTCAATCCCGTCATTCAAAAGTTCATCGTGATAGGCAAGTGCCGCAGCGGTTTTCTGTTCATTAACGCCAAACCACGGATTGCGCTCCTTCCACGCCTCCGCTTTTACGTCATGCACCTGCTTCTCAACCGACTTAACCTTCTTAGGCGTGCCCGTCTTCTTCGCTTTCTTCCACCGCACCGTGTAGACACGGTTCTTGTTGATGCCAAGAGTTTTGGCGATGTAGTCCGCGCTCTTACCTTTTGCTAGGAAACGGCGAATCTTTGCTTCAATAGTCATGTCTCTAACTCCTTGCGTAGGGTCTCTACGTTTGTTTCGTCAATCAACAATGCGATGCCACCTGCTTTGCGGATGTCATCGAGATGCTTCAATTGAAGCGCGGTGGGCTTTCCACCGTTTGCCTTGCACTCTATACCATAGAACCTCCCGTTACAACAGACTAAGAAATCAGGGACGCCGCTATTGCCGTAGCCCCCGGTCACTGGCATCGACCAGTACGCGCCGAGATCAAGCAGTATTTTCTTTACCTTCGCCTTGACCTTGCTTTCTGGAGTCATGTTCCCTCATGTAGCGTAGCGTATTAAGTAATACGCTGTACTTAACCATGAGATGTCCCGCCGCGCAACTCTTCGATTACTTCTTCTGACAACACCAAGACGTACTCGGTGTCCGACATCATCCACCCAATATCCCTACACTCCTCGGGGTACCAGATGGGGCACTTAAAAAAATTATCGCCATGAAAAGTAGACCGACGCCAATCTTTCGTGATGTCAACTAACGGCGTCCAGTCCCAAGCATGCACCATTGCTAATTGCAATCTTAAACAATCAGGCAACGCATCTAACGCAAAGATCCTCGCCATGTTGTCGCCAACACTTATGCGGAGATACCCCTCTTCTACACTGGCAGCCACTTTCATGGATCACCTCGGCAAAATAAGCGTGCTACCGCTCTTGGCCGAACTCAAGTCAAACCACCACGCATTAGGCAAGTCTGGGATAAGAGACTCAGAATTTAGATGCGCCTTCAACAATATCAGACGGTAGTCCAACTCACGTCGGTACTCCTCCGGTACGGCCTCGTAACTCGGGTACCACGTGGGGTTCAAGGTGTAAGTTGCATAATTGTGGTCAGTATAACTAGGCAACTTGCTGCCACTCTTATACGCATCAAGTGCTGTGTTCACGCCCTCGGTGCTGATTGCGCTTAGCACTACTTCGCCGTGAGGTCTAATTGATAGTACCCACATACCGCTCTCGAACATCTTCTTGAACTCGTCGATAGTTTTATCAAACTTAATGCTCGATGCTTCATAAGTAGAATAGGAAGTATCGAACTCCTGACGCAGGTGTGCGGGCATTTGCAGCATAGTGGTCTTACCCATAGCAACATCTGCAAGGAACGAGGCCATCTTGCATAGGTTATCCGCCTCAAAGGAGGGACGTTGCATCAAGCCGCGCCCAAACATTAGGTCAACGCCTGAATCAATCATACCTCGCAGCTTATACGAAAATAAGTTTTCTGCTAAATTGACTGCTTCCATCAGAGACGTAAAGGCCGGATGATTTGAGCCTTTGGTCAACTTAGAACGTAAATAGTTAGGATTTTTGGAACGCAAAACGGTGCCATAAAACAGATCGTCATCTGGTGCTGTCGTGGTACTGACCATGAACTCATTGTCCGCACGTGTCAATCTACAAACTGTGAAGCCTGACGGCGTGACCATTTTTATGGGGGTCGAACTTTTAATGTCTCCCACCAATACGCGCTTATCAGTGCAGTTGTATATTGCCACCGCAACTGGGAAAAGATTTGAATTAATGAACGTTCGACGTTCTTGCGGGGTGCTCTGCGCAAGCAAGAACATATCATCAAGATTGAAAGAACTCTTTACCTTACCCACTTTTGTATCTCCTATCGTTTGTTAACGTCAATACCGTCGAGCCATACCTCGCACTTGCTGCCCCATGCGGAGTCGGAGCCGCGCTCAGTCTTGAACTCGGTACGCTTGGCATACGCATGCCACTCCTTGCCTGTCATACGCAGTTGCCTGTTGGTGTTGTAGTCCCACCCGTACAACTTGGTGCGGGGTGGCAGTTGCATGGTCTTGGTCATGCTCGATCCTCCACGTTAATCAGACCACCCGAAGGCGGCTTGAAGTTGTCGTTACCCTTGACCAACCACAGGGTCGGTATGGGTGTCTGCCAGTTGATATCGTCCTCGACGTATCCATCTGTGAACACGACCATGCAGTCGGCGTTCAATCCTTTGCTCACAACATAATCGCTGACGCAACCAACACGGGTACCACCTCCGCCCATAGGCTTGAGTAGGCCTTTCAGATTGGTGTAGTCACCCTCGAACACCTGCTCACCATGCACCTGCGTATCCCACCACAGCACACGGATGCGCTCAGGGGTGACGGTCTCACACAGTTCCTGTATGTGTGCGGCGATGCGCCCGATGTCGTCATTGCTTATGGAACCAGACGTGTCGATAGACAGGATGACCTCACCCACGGTCTCACTTATAAGAGACGGCAGATAGTAATCGTCGGCCAGTCGGTGTTTGTTGAACCTACGCCACGTCAACTCATCCGCGCCTCGTGCATGTGCAACCCAGAACTCACGGGTCGCCTCACGCCAGTCGATTGGTGGAGCCATCATGTCTTTGATGAGACGAGGGATCTTGGCACCGAACTTACCAGCGAGGATGCCGCCCTGATGTATTGCGTCATCTATATCCCGCTTAACTTGTTCCTGCTCGCCTTCGGTCATACCGTCGTGGCTGCTGCAATCATGCTCGTCCATCGCATCGCCACGACGACCGCCACCACCGCTCTCCTGCTCCTTCTTCAAGTATTCATAAATACGCCGGACAGACCAACCCTTGAACATCGGGTCATACAGGCCACCGTCCGGCAACTTGATGAACGCCGGGTGACTGATGTGCAAGTCCATGATGACGTCGTTCACGGCGTAGTCCATCGCCATGTTCGTCAGCCTACCGACCTCTTTCATCAAGTCCCGGTGTCGCGGGATGTGCTTCATCAAAACATGCAGGTTCTCATGTAGCACAAGGCCTGCGATCTCCGGGTCAGTCAGTCCCTCAAGAAACGCTCGACCGTACCGCTTGTTGTACCCATCCGTGTATGCGGTCGGACACTGCGCGGGGTCATCAATTATGCTCGTCTCTCCCATCAGGATGACGCCACCATACAGACACGTCTCGGGGTGTTTAATCAGACGGATGTGCGCCTTCTTCAGGCGTATGTCCATGTTCACTTGCTTAGGTACTACGTTCATATTAGTAAGACTCCTTACGGCATCATAAGTTCCAAGTTCTTCATGCCCCATGCCTTCATCTGGTCATTACGACTAGCCAGTCGGCTGAGGCGACCCTGCAATGCCATCGTGAAGAAACACTCTTGTACTTCTTCCGAACGGATGCGGTTGACGAAAGTCATGAACGAGGACAGGTCATCCTGTGTCTCGATAGTGTCGATAGCATTGAACATGGTGATGAACAACGCTGCGGGTTTCTCAGGAACAGCCACGTTCTCAGGGTCATTGATGATGTCCTTGACCGGGGTCAACTGCTTCCCAAGAGTCATGAACGCCTCGAACGAGTTAGCGAACGCAGCACCACAGGTACCCGCCAAAGCCGCCTTAGTCACAGCGCGACCCAACTTCTCGTGGTTCTTGACCACAACGTCTGCTTTCACGAGAGACCGGGGCGTGACAAAAGACATCATTCCACGACGGGACGGGTTGAAGATGTACTCGTTATCGTCCTGCCCACCATCAAGGTACGATGCGAGACACCGAGGGTTCATGGCGACCCATGCACGGATTACGGAAGACACCCCATGACTCGCAGCCCACAAGTTCCACTTGACGTGTCGGGTTTTATCCACATTGACGACCATCACACGGTTGCCAGCATGGGCAAGCATCGCATCACCCACTCCATCTGATGAATGATTAGACGTGGCGAACACGATAGAGCCAGCGGGCAGTGCGGCATCGCCTACGGTTCTCTCCAACATGATTCGGGTGAACAAGGTCTGCAACAACTTGTTGGTCTTCATGAACTCGTCGAGCATGAGTATCTTCGGCTTCGGGCTGTCCAACTTGAACAGCGAGGACACGTAAGACTCAAGAGACTTCGTAGTATGGTCTGGAATACGCATCACAATGTCCGACAAGTCCATCACCGGGCAGTCCACGTAGATGTAGTCGTACCTGTCACGGTACTGCTGCTCCAACTCCTTCAGCACGCTTGATTTACCGATACCCGGCTCACCTTTCAGCACAACAGTTATCTCATGGCCTACCGTCATGACTAGGTTTGCCACCTCATCCAAACCGATAGCATCGTTGATTTGAATAGCCATAAAACCACCTCACAGTATTAGTTAATACGAAAACAACTCACCCACAAAAACATACAAAATTAGATCCCGAACTTGCTCAGGATGTCGTCAATACCATCCTTGACCACGATACGCTTGGCATCGGAGTTACGCAGTTGCTCAATCGTTAGATCACCAAGCAACACCTGCAACTTCGCCCGTGCATCCTCCAGTCGAGAATCGGCGGTGAGATTGAATCCTTTGAAGATCTCACACAGTTCACGGGCACGCTCCAACGTGGCGTCATAAAGTTTTCTACGGCGTACCTTGACCTCACCCTTGTCGTCAATCACGGTTTCGGTTTCGCAGCAGTACGAGATGGACTGCATGATCTTGACCAACTGGGTCGTCTGCTTGTTGAGGATATCCTCGACCATGCGCTTGGCTTGGCGGTTATAGTGTGTAGCCATATCGTCAAGCAAATCCTGCGCGATTGAGCATCGGAAGTCGCCAGTCGGCACCTCGCTCTGGATAAGGTTGATAGAGAACCTACCGCGCAACTCAGACACATCGGGGTACTGCGCTCGGTCGAACATCGTCCCCTGCACAAATGCCATGTTGGACACAATGAACGGGTACTTGTCCAAGAAGTCATCGACCAACTCATGGAACCGTTTCTCATGCTCGGTGTACTCCTTATGAAACCGAACAAGGTTGGTGATGGGTAGCAAGCGTTGCGATCCCGCCCAGTCATAGGTGTTGCGCTGTGCCCAATTGTAGATAGTCTGCCGATAGTTCAGCACCGCCTTGTGCTCAAGGTTCTTGGCGAGAAGATTCTTGATGAATTTACCTGCATCCCGGTCAGCCCGCTTCGCATTAGTAATTTCCTCGCTGATGTCACTGTCTTGCACGGTGGCGTTCCACACATGGCTCTCGATAGATACCAACACACACGACGATGCAAGCGATACAAGGTGTTTTGGCTTGGGCAGCAACTCGTCAGCGGTCTGCGTCTCGTTCACTTCGATGTTCATTGTTCATCCTCCGTATTGGTTAATACGCTGCTAGATTGTTTACCAGTCAAAAGGTTCAGTTGGTCACGCACATGCCTTTGCCATGCGTTCTCCGTATGTATCTTAGACTCAGTTTCTCGGTATTCGTTCCATAGTCGGGCATGTCTTCGCTTCGATATTTCAAGTTCTTTAGTAAGACTCTCGACTGTGTTCTCTATCTTCGGGCTCATTCCTTTTCAACCCAGTGATTTTCGTTGCTCATGTCACACCTCCATTTCGAGTCGGCTACGCCTTGATCATAGCCACGCTTGTAGGCAGCACGGTTCGCCGCGTCTTTGTCACCATCAAGTTCTTTTAAGTCATCCGCTACACCTACGGCTCGACCGTCATAGTAGCCACGCGCATACCAATATTTTTTATCGTCCATGTCACACCTCCTCGTTCTGTAAATTAGAGTCCCAAGTCATGCCCCCTTGCCCCGTCCATTCCTTAATCACCAATTCGGTGTTGTCAGTAAAGGTGATACAGAATTTATCGTTGACAGCCTCAATCTTGGCAACGGTTTTGCCATCGAACCCTATCACCTGCTCCATATCGTCCTCGTCCACCATGTACTCGTCCGGGTCTTCATCCCATGTCGTCCAACATGAGTCCCCGTCGCCATCGTTGTACAACTTCTCCCATTCATCGTGCGTGAAGTGCTTATGCAGACACGCATCAGAACAGTAGTAAGCCCTGCCGCCATCAAAGCAGTAGCCCTCGTTCATCCCCGCGCCGCACTCTGTGCAGTTACGGGCAAATTCTTTCTTAGTCATGTCACACCTCCGCCGTGTCTTGAGACACGATGCCGCAAGCCTCGTAGAACCTATGCTTGCTGAACCTTGGGTTGTCCTTCAGGAACACAGCGGCGAGGTTCTGAACATAGGCTGCATAGGTGCTCTGCCCAGTTAGCGAACCTCGACTACTCGTCTGCCAGTACACCCGCTTCATCGCATCCGCGATGTGCTCGTAGTCTTTCCTCGTCATCGGTAAAAACCTCCTTTATTGTTAATACCCATCAAGTCTCGCCGGTCAGTTATGACCACATAGTTGCTTTTATGCATCGGCACGATGGTGTGCCGTACTCGCCTCGCATCAGCCTCGCCACAGCGTAGGCAGGTAATGAATCCCGCCTCGACCCGCTTGGCGGCGACCTGCTCTAACTGACAGACCACGCACCATATAGTTCCTGTCAT